TCAGCAGGATAACCAGGAGCACCGGCAACAAGCGGACCACAACCCCTCATACCATTAGCAGCAGCACGAACAAGTTCAGCAGAAAAAACAGACTCAGACTCAACATCCTGTTGCTGGTAAACCATCGCCCACGTTTTAGCATCCAAAACGGAACGGCGTTGCTTTAGTCTAGTTCCATCCCATCTAGGGAAGAAGCCGTCAGCATCAGGGTCCACAGGGTCACCAGACCAAGGCCTATCAGAGCGAGGCCACAAAGTAACCCAATTCTCAGGATTCTCATCAAACTCCAAAACCGCCGGCATCGCCAAATAAGTCCAAGGACTTTTACCTTCAGGGTACCTGTCATTAGTGCGAAGTTCACGGTACATATCAATCGGGTCAACACGGGTACCAACAATAAGCAACTTACCGGTAGGACCGATACGTGTTAAAACTTCCTGTTGAATCCATCTAATCTGTTTCTCATACTCACCAGAGTTAGACAAAGTAACACAGTCATCAAGAATAATCAAATCAGCACGGGCACCATAAATCTGCCCACCAATACCCAAAGCCTGAAGGGTTGGGTCTTTTTCGCCGGACTCACGTTCAATATAAATCGCGTCCTGCGTCCACTTATCAGAAGTGGCCTTAAAGCCATCCGCCGGTGCAAACCTACGTTGAAGGTCAATATAAAACGGGCTGGTCAATCTTTGCTTTACAGCGTACAAAAATTCTTTAGCCATAGTCTGTGTCTTAGACACAACCTTGATACGCACATTAGGGTCAACACAAATCCTGTACGTAATATAATCAATAGACACGGTCATTGACTTGGCGTGCTCCGGTGGCATATTAACTAGCACATAGTTTTTAACACCCTGCTCAAAAAGCATAGAAGGGTGCAACCAGGAAGGGTCACGGTTCTCAATAAGGTCAATAACGTTCTGCTGATGAGCAAACGTCTCAGACTTCATAAACTCTTTACGAAAATCCCTAAAAGACATACCCTTGTCTTCATCAGAGATTTGACCACCCCTGGCCTTCAAGGCCCGGACAAGTTTAACTTCGCGGTCAAAATCAGGGTCAGACTTCGTGTAGTAATAAAAAGTCTTGGAGGACTTACCAACAGCCTTACAGGCATCCTCAACAGAGAAACCCTTGGCTATCATCTCAAGCAACCTGGACTTAGACTCATTAGAATCCAAAGTCTTACCAGCCGCTAGGCGCAAATGGAGACTGTCCTGCTGTTTAGGCATAAGACTAGAAACTCCTCTAGGTATAAGAATGGCCCGTCATTAACATTTCATAAGGTAAAAAAAATTTTTAGTTTTCATCGGGAGCGAACCGAATGTAGTGAGTGAGCGACCTCGCTTAACACTCGGTCGCGGCGCGAAGCCCCAAGCGAAGCGCCGCAATCGGGCTGAAAGCCCTCTTGCCGGTAGAGGGGCGGGGCTTTAAAAAGCCCCTCTACTATATATAAGGGCGGGAGTTTACAATTTCTCCCGCACCCTCTTTGACCTGCGGAAACGCAAGCCAAACTTGAGCCGGGGTGGCTCAACATAGCCCATATTCACCCCGCCAAATTACCACCCAACAAGGTTTAGAAAAAATATATCACTGGAGAGTGGAGGGGTGTTGCGCGATTTTGTTAATAACCCCCCGTCAAAGATAACCCTGTACCTGTAGTTGAGGGTTAGGGTTGCAATCAAGGGCAAAATCTAGGGCATAGTGCCCTTAGTTTGTGCAAACTTTTACAATATGTAAAGGCGTTCAGATAGTTATATACGAAACAGGGGCGACTATGTATTGAACAATTTGTGGCTAGGTTACAGGTGGGTAACTTACTGAGGCGTAGGTTGTGTATGCGCATATGCGTTTGTCCGTTTTGTCTGTTACTATTTTGTTATCAAATTGTTATCATTTTGTTATCTATTTGACTTGACACCTTAGGGGTGTGGGTGTTAGTGTCTTAGTTGTGAGCCTGTAGGGGGCTCGGTTAGGGGTAAGAAGATGAAGAAGACAATTTTGGAGAATGGCTACCACGGCTTTGTGAGTGATAGTGGCAAGTTTTGGGTGGCTAGTTCCCACGGGCTTTATTCTTTTGGGTCTTGGAAGAATGGTCAGGTGTGGACTTTTGGGGCTGTTAAGACCTTGAAAGAGGCTAGAATGCGTGTGGCTTTGGCTGAGGCTTTGGATAGCGCACCTATCAACTTTTAGTGTCGCTAGACTCTCCACGGGGTGACTTGTGGGGGGTATAGTGTTACTAAGTTAGTAACACGGAAGATAGTTAGGGGCTATAAATGCAAAGATATTGGTCAGGTAGTAGCAAGGAAGAAAAGGAACTTTACGAGATTTTACCAAAGGGGGTAAAGGCTCGTTTCAAGGCTGAAATAGAGACCACTAAAGTAACTTTTAATTCTTTGGTGAACGAATATCATAAGCCACGCGAAGAGGCTTATCAACTTTGGCGTAAAGAGTCAAGTGGGGCTTACAAGGCTATCAACGAAGAATACAATAAGGCGTGCAAAGAGATAGACGAAGAAATGAAAGTATTGCACGATAAGAGACGCGCGCTATATGAACAATATGAAGAAAAGCAAAATGTTGTTCACGCTACAATTAGCAACTTTAAGCCTTATGTTGAGGCTTGTGATGTTGCTAAGCCTAAGATTGAGGCACTTAAAGAGGCTGAGGCTTTGGCTTTGGCTCGTGTTATGTCTAAGTATCAAAGGAAAGTAGTTTCGGCTTAGTTGCTTGACGATAGCCCTCAGGGTCGTGTATTCTGAGGGTGTTCGTCTAGTCATTAGGGGCTAGAAGATTAGGGAAAGAGGCAAGATGTTATTAGCAAGAGAGCAAGAGATTAACGAAGCCAAGGCTATATATGCAGACTATTGCAATAAAGACTTGACCAAGTTTGAAGAATGGCAAGACGAATTTGAAGAGTCTTGGCAGGGCAAGTGGGATAGTATGGAAGATTTTACTATTGACTTGGTGGACTCTTCTGGTTTGATTGACGATATTCCGGATAATTGGAAGTATTATTTTGATTACGCCAAGTTCGGGCGTGACTTACTTATGGACGGCTACTGGGAAGTGAGCCGTCACATATTTAGAGATATCTAAGTGATTAAGTTTGGCCCTAATCGGTGAGCGTTAGGGTCATTCTTAACTACTTAGCACGGGGCTATGTGGTTAGTTAGGGAAAGGGATAAGTATGGATATGAAAGAAGTTAGGGCTACGCTGGTTTATGGTGACGGCGTGGAGACTTGGACTCGTGGCGTGGAACGCTTTATGAATATGCAAGTATTCTGCGACTATGTGACGCGTAATAAAGATAGGATTTTATGCGTAACGATAGCGTGAAGTTGACCCCACGGGGTGAGTTGGTGGCCGATGTGCTGACGATTCTTATCGGTGTTGCAATGGGATTCGCAGCACTTAAGGCCTTTGCAATTGTGGTGGTTAAGTTAGGGCAAGTCTTAGGGATTATCTAGGTTTGTATTGACACGAGGGCTTGCGCGCCCCTAACGCGTAGGCTCTCACCTACTTAGGGAATGGGGATATTGTGGGCAAGGGTAACGCGTTAAAGGAATATATTAAAGTTGATAGGCGTGACGATAACGCGTGTTATGTAATCTATTGTCAAAAGTGTGAGACGATAACTTATGCCGTGAGTGCGCGTGGGTATATGTTTTATAAAGAGGCTACGAGGCTTGCCCGTAAGCATAGGTGCTAATTGTTATCAAATTGTTATATGAATGTGCTTGACAGGCGTGATGTTAGCGAAATAGATTAGATTTCGTGGCTAATAGGGGTCACGATTAACGAAGGGCTAGGGATAGCAGATGAACACAATAGATAACGCTATTTTGTGCTGTGGCACGTCTTGGTCGGGGTATGGTTGCCGTAATTGCAACGACACCGAGTTTGATAAGGCTATGCACGACCAGATTGAAACTAACTACACAGACGAATACGAATATGAGGAAACAAAATGATAACACAACAATATAGTTGCGCTAAATGTTTAACAGATGTTGATGATGAAGATGTTATTTGGGCTGATGTTTATGGCAATTTAACAACAATGGCTGGTTATCCTTATTGTCAAAGTTGTGTACCAGAGGAGTTAAACTATGACTACTGATGAACGCTTTGACAGGCTAGAAAATATGTT